GACACAAGAGTTTAGAGAAAGCAATATTGCAAAGTGCAGACTTGCTTGAAAAAGGTGAGTATGGCCCTGTTGAACAAAAAATTAAGAACGCAGTTCAGATAGGTTTACAAAAAGACTTAGGTACTGACTATTGGTTAGATCCTAAAGCAAGACTATTAGCAATCAAAGATAATAACGGACAGGTTAAAACTGGTTGGGAAAGTTTAGATAGGAAACTATTTGGCGGATTCAACAGAGGTGAGCTTAATATATTTGCAGGAGGTTCGGGTGCAGGTAAGAGTTTGTTCCTAGCAAACTTGGGAGTCAACTGGGCTATGGCAGGAATGAATGTACTGTATCTAACATTTGAATTGAGTGAAAACTTGGTCAGTATGAGAATAGATAGCATGGTTACTGATATACCAAGCAGAGATATATTTAAAGATGTTGACGACGTTGAAATGAAAGTCAAGATGATCGGTAAGAAGGCAGGTGCATTCCAAGTCAAGTACATGCCAAGTGGTAAGACTCCTAATGACATTAGAAGCTATTTGAAAGAATATGAAATCAAGATGAATAGAAAAGTTGATGTGCTATTGGTTGACTATCTTGATTTGATGATGCCCAACGGAGCAAGGGTAAGTGCCGAGAACTTGTTTATTAAAGACAAGTTTGTATCTGAAGAACTACGTAACCTGGCAATGGAACTGAACTGTGTGTTCGTTACAGCATCGCAGTTGAACAGAGCAAGTGTTGAAGAGATTGAGTTTGATCACTCGCACATCAGTGGTGGTTTGAGTAAGATACAAACAGCAGATAATGTGATTGGTATATTTACAAGCAGAGCTATGCGTGAACGTGGTCGATATCAGATACAACTTATGAAGACTAGAAGTTCAAGTGGTGTAGGTAGCAAGGTTGATTTAGAATTTGATGTAGACAGTTTGCGTATTAGAGATCTTGCAGACGATGATGAGTATCAAGAATTTGATAAACGTAAGTCAACTATCTATGAAGGACTTAAAAGAAAGACCATGGATCAAAGCGATACAGGTGAAGAAAAAACTGTTGATCCAAAGGTAGGTGACTCTGTAGGTAAGATAAAAGCCGAAGCAGACTCAACCAAGCTAAGATCTTTCTTAGCCAATTTAGGTCAAGAAGAAGAATAGCCCATTATATTAGTATATAAATACTTTGCTTAGGCACATAGGCAATTGGAGGCTATTATGAAAACAGACTTAGAAAACATAGAACTACTCTTGGATCGATTTAAAAGACCAATACCAGACAGAGAAGATTACAAAACAAGATTAGCAGAAGAATTTGAACTTATACTTAATCAGAGATTTACCGATTACTTCCTACAAATTTGTGATATCATCGACATAACAGAAGACCTTACACACATGACTAGAGGATCAGCAGGCAGTAGCTTGGTGTGTTACCTATTAGGAATAACAGATGTTGATCCTATTAAATGGAATATACCTGTTGCACGTTTTATGAATCCATTACGTGACGACTTACCAGATGTTGATATAGATTTTCAGCATTGGCGACAGCACGAAGTCATGAATAGAATATTTAAAAAATGGCCAGGTAAAACTGCACGACTATCTAACTACGTTATGTTTAGAGAAAAGAGTGCAAAGAAAGAAGCGGCTAAACGTTTGGGAGCAAAAGGAAACTTACCAAGAAACTTTACGTATGAATCTGTTGGTGTTGATCCTAAAGAAGCAAAACGTCTAGAAAGAAAACTGATAGGAAAGAAACGTGCTATATCAAAACATTGTGGAGGTATAGTTATGTTTACAAGACAGTTACCTAAAAGTTTGATATCACAAGACAATCAAATACTGCTAGACAAATACGAAGTAGAAGATTTAGAACATCTCAAAGTTGATGTATTAGCCAACAGAGGATTGTCACAACTGTTGGAAATTGACGAACTAACACAACTAAGACATTATCCTGAAACAGATGAAGCTACAAGTGAGCTACTATGTAGGGGAGATGTGCTAGGTGTAACACAAGGCGAGTCGCCAGCCATGCGAAGATTGTTCAGAGCTTTACAACCAAAGTCAGTAAACGATTGTGTGTTTGCTACTGCTATGATACGTCCTGTTGCAATGAGTGGAAGACAGAAGGCGGCCATGTTTCAAAACTGGAGCCAAGAAGCTGTACAAGATGCCATCGTGTTTGAAGATGATGCTATTGATATTATATCAAGTATTATAGGTGTAGACATGTATGAAGCAGACATGTATAGAAGAGCTTTTGCAAAAAAGAATGATGAAAAGATATTAGAGTTTATCGAACGCATGGGCGGACATCCAAATAGAAATGAGGCAATGCATGCCTTACAGAGTCTATCTGGATTTGGTTTATGCAGAGCTCATGCAGTTAACTTGGGTAGATTGATTTGGGCATTAGCATATCAAAAGGCACATAACACAAAAGAGTTTTGGCAGGCTAATCTAAAACATTGTCAAGGATCATATCGTTCATGGGTGTATCAATGTGAAGCACATAGACTAAACATACCAACCAAGTCAGGTTGGTGGTGGCATGGCTTTCCAAAACGTTTAGGTGTACGTGAACAGTGGATGGATCGTGTTGAGTTTGCAGGAGTTATTGCTAATGGAAGATGCTATAGAGGTAATAAAGGTAGATGGATTACCTTTTTAACACTAGGCACAGACTATGGAGAATATATTGATGTTGTAGTGCAAAAACCATTTTCATACAGAGATGGTGATATAGTACACGGTTCAGGAAGAGTCAAACACTCCAATAACTCAGACTATATAGATAGTAGTGATGTAAAAAGTTATACATTTGCGGAGTGGCGATGAAAATAAAATTAACAGCAGTTCAACAACCAGTATTCAGAGATGCATTAGAAAATCTAGAATGTACATTAGATATACTAGAAGATAACAAAGATACAGATTGGTTGCTTACTCCAGAGTGTGCAATTAGTGGATATTGTCAACCACCTGTGCTATACAGCCCTCATAGTTTAATTACGAAACATGTGGAAATGTCTATTGAAAAAATTGCACAAAGAGCCAAGGAATTGAATATAGGAATCGGTCTTGGTTCAAGCATCAGAGGACCAGACGGCTTTCCTTATAACGGTATACTGTTTTACAAAGACGGAGAAGAGATATCTGTTTATAAAAAAAGAATACTTACACACGGTTGGGAAGGTGGCGGAGAACTGCATAGCTATCTAGCAGGACACGTTCCAAATTACTTTTACATGGATGAACTAGAAACTGTAAAAGCATCTGCACTTATTTGCAATGACATATGGTGTATGCCAAGAAGTGCTCCTAAAGGTAATCCATACTTACCAATAGAACTTGTTAAAAATGATGTTGATGTAATTTTTGTAGCGTCAAACTGTAACGGCAAAGAAAGAGATGACCTAGCAAAAGTATGGAACGAAAATCATCTACAAATATTTGCAAGGGAGTTTGGATTCTTTATTGTGCATTCAAATAGTGCTACAACAACCAATCACCAAGCAACAGATCATATACAATGTTCATCTGGCATAATTGGTCCTGACGGACAATGGATTGCTAAATGCAAGGACAGTGGTATGGACTATGTTACAGTCGAGGTTGATGTGCTTGACCGAAGACCTACACCTAGTGCAAAACAAAGTGCATTTCAAAGAGAAGGATACACATGGAAATAAAATTTGTATGTGGTGATAGACATGTGGCCAAACACTTTCCTGTAAAGCTGGCATCAAAAGAAAGACCAGAATGGTATAACAAGATGTCGGGTTGGTTAGGTGATGCACAATCTAGTCCCCCTACTATAAAAAAATGTATGCCTGTATACGATCACATGACATCAGGATATATTGTTTACAACCCAGTTGAACAGGAAATTACATGTGGTGGTAGAATGGACAATGATGAGATTGTAGCATTTGAAAGAAGATTTCCACGAGCATGGCACAAGCAAGATCCACAGGAAGGACACATGCATGAACAATGTCCTATACACGTTAATCAAGAAGAAAAAAGAGACTGGATCACTTTCTCTGTTCCTTGGCGTATAGAAACTCCACCAGGATATTCTTGTTTGATACAACCTCCTTACTTCCATTTTGAAAAGAGATTTACATTGTGGCCTGGCATAGTTGATACAGATACAATTGATGTGCCTTGGTCCAATTGGCCGGGTCATATGAATATTGCAAGGGGAGAAACAGTTACAATACAACCAGGAACTCCTTTGATGCAGGTGTTTCCGTTCAAGAGAGAAAATTGGGAAATGAAAATAGAAGTTGACGAAAGCGGAGTAAAACGTGATACTTCATTGAAATTTTTTCTTACAAATGCCTACGCAAGAATATTCCATAGAAAGAAGAAATACAAATGATAATATCAGCAAGCCAACAACCTGTTTTTTCTTGGGTAAAAGAAAATAAACAAACCATACTTGATGTGTTAGATAGCACAAAAGATAGCGACTGGTTACTCACTCCTGAAGGAAGTTTAAGTGGATACTGCACAGATCAAACACACGAAGTAAAGACACCTGATTATGGTCCTGCACTGAAAGAAATAGAAAACTATCTCACTACTAACAAGAGAAACATGTTGTTAGCAACAGGACACGTAGAATCAAACGGATTGCCTTACAACCAAATAAGAGTTTACAAGCAAGGACAATTTAACGGAGCCTATGCTAAACAGTTACTGACAAATGATTATGATGCCGCAGGAGAATTATTTTATTATATTGCTGGCAACCAACCACACTACTATTATATAGACGAAAAAGAATCTGTTGTAGCTTCTAGTTTGATATGCAATGACATATGGGCATTTCCTAAAATGAGTCCTAATGGTAATCCATACTATTATAGAGAATTTAGAAAGTATGGAGTAAAGGTTGTGTTTTGTTCTGTAAACTGCAACGTTGATGTTTTAGATCCTTTGGTATATGAGTGGCATGAGAATCATCTAAGATTGTTTAGTAGAGAATTTGGAATGTATACTGTGGTAAGTGGAGCAACCACAGACATGAGAGGAAAGCCAGTGAATCATATACAATGCCCAACTGGTATTATAGGACCTGACGGTGAGTGGATTGAAAAGTGTAAGGACAGTGGACCAGACATTGCTACTGTGGAAATAAAACTATGAAGAAAACACTTTGGATATACGGAGACAGTTTTGGTGTTGATTGGAAAGTAGATTGGGGATGGCAACGACTACTTGCAAATAAACTTGCTGACGATTACTTTCCTAATCTTAGAGTTGTTAATAATTGTTGTAGTGGAAGTGCTAACGATTGGGGAGCAAAACTTTTTAAGAACGACAAACAGGAAAAGGGTGACTTAGTAATTTTCTTCCTAACTGATACTGCTAGGCAATGGTTTTGGCAGGACAAACCTTATCTATCCAATTTAACAAACATACTCAAAACCAGAGATGCAAAAGAACTAGAAAGTGCTGATAAGGACAAATATGATGCGGCCATGGGATACTGGTTACATCTGCAGAGAGATGATATTGATCAATTGAGATTTGAACACATGCTGGATAGCATACGTGTACAGATGATTGAACGTGAATTACATTTACAAATTATTCCAAGTTTCAACTTGAATATAAATTGGACTGACTTGGTTCCCTGTCACGGGTCAATGACATTTTCCGTAGGTGATGCGGAATTTACTGATAGAAATGAAATGGAAAAATGGTATGATCAAAGTATAGATACCAGAGCTAACCATATGCTACAGATTAATCATTCTGTGTTTGCTGATAAACTTTACAAACGTTTTACCAAAAACGAACCTGTGAATTTAGAAACAGAATTTAAAATAGGTTTTCTAAGACACACTGATAAACTTACGCATCCAGGACTTTGTGATGAACTAATAGAAATGGCAAAAGCACCTGGAAATACAATACCAAAACATCTATTATAAAAACAGTGGGTAAAAAATCACCACTGCGACAGACGTCTTAAACACACGGAAATCACCCCTAAATGGCTCTTATTTGACCTTTTAGCACGAATGTGGTATGTTTGTACACTCTAGGTTATGTACCTAGTTTTTAAGACGTTTATGTGCGTTTTAGAGGTAGTTTTAACGGTAAGCTAGTGCTTAATGTATGTTGCCAAACATGGGATCGTATCCTGGACACATGGTTACGAATACCACAAACAGTGGATCGTTCTTCTGTTCCGGATCAATGCCCTGTTCATCTATCCATTGGTCCTGCAGTTCAAAAGCATCTCGTTCCAGTGCCTGTTTGCATTCAGCACGTTCATACTCTCCATTGCTATGCTGTAGGAAGTGTACCAATTCATGCAGTAGCACCACTTCGTAGAAATGATCCTCAACCATGTAGTCAACTACCGTGTCTGAGATCACTATGAGATTGATGTCATGATCAAAGTATCCTGCTATGTTACAGTCCGCATGCGGTTCCTTGTCAGGGTATGTGGCGGCACAGATCCGTTGAGCTGAGTGCAGTTCTATCTTGGGCAGGGGTTCTCCGTTGTAGCTGTATTTTGAATTGCTTTCTATCCACTCCACCATTGATGTTAGATCATGATCGCCGTGTGCGGAATAGACCATGGTGGGTGCCAACAGCAGTATTGCCAAGAGCCAACGTAGCATCTAGGCCTCCAACTGTTCGAACAGCTTCATGGCATACTCGAAACATCTGTTGGCTTCTGGTGCCATGCCGTCATGCAGTTTGGCCCTTACGTCTGCGATCAGCTGTTTGGGATCATCAAAGTCATACATCTTGCCTGACCCTGGTGCTCGTTTCTTGATCATCTGTCCACCATGCAGTTCACCAAAGTGCCTTACGTAGATGTGGCTCAACAGTCCTTCATCGTCCAGCTGTGCCACGTGTTCTATGTAGTCATCAACCACTGGACACAGCAGATCCTCGTCGCGATGATATCCGTGTGCAGTTTCCAATTCTGCGAGATCCTCGTCCATGCCCTGTTGCCTACAGATGGATTCTATTCCCTTCAGCAGGCCCTTGTTTCTAGCACAGTCCTCCAGTGCCTTGTACTGCACATACTGATTGTAAATGAATCTATAGTATTCACCAGGTTCCATGCCCTTGAGTAGCTTACGAGCGTGTCCCATGCGTTCAGCCTTCTTGTGATTTTCCCAAGTTAATTCCTT